TTCTTGAGCAAGAGCGGCCATGATTTCTGCTTCAACGTCAATACCATGCTGGGATTGTGCGTCTTGAGCAGCTTCGAATGTCCAACGAGCTTGCAATTTACGTGACTTAGCTTCAACAGCTTGACGTAGAATCTGAACAGAAATCTGCTTACCGCCGTTACCTTCTAGAGCAGCAGTATTATTGCCAGTATAGATGTTTGACGATGTAGAACCGTTTGTCTGTGTTGAGTAAGCCTGAGCAATTTTGAATGGGCTTAGAGCTTCTTCACCTGCTGACACGCTAGTTTGCGCTGTGCTGTTGTCTGTTAAAGACTGAGCATAACGTACACGTAGTGTGTGAATCTGACCTACTGGTCCTGTCATTGGCTGAACACCGACCAACTCGTTAGCGATAACTGTTGGCATAACACGACGGATAACTGGAAGAATCACACGATTTAACGTAGCGATGTTACCAGATGTTGTCGTACCGGCTGAAGATTCAGACAATAGCGATTTTTTGGTGTTTTCAAGAATAACACCCATTGTTGAGCGGCGTGTGCCTTTAAGACCTTCGAGTAGGGCTTCTTTAGTCTCATCCCAACGGCCTTCTAATAGAACTTGTGACATTTTATGTTTCTCCTAAATTATGTCGTTTTTAAAGCCCTGCCAAACGTCTAAGGTCAATCACGTTATCACGCGGCTGATCTTCAACTTGTGTCATGGCAGATTTATCACCGGTCATTGCTCTTACTGTCTCTGAAATCATAGGCTTTTTAGAGTCTTTCTTTTCATTGATGTTGTTCAGCACTGCTGGTAAATACTTATCAAAAGCTGTCTGCAAACGTCCTGTTTGCACGCTTTCTAGTAAATCCTTCATTACGGTTGCTTTTTCCTGATTTAGAGAACCAAGCAATTCATTCATTGTCTTTTGACGGACATTGGATTCCTTAATGATACGGATTTCACGTTCTTTGTTTTCAACTAATTGCTTTGCAGCTTTCGTTGTTTTAATGGATTCAGATAATTGTTTATCTTTCGCCTGAAGTTGGTTGTACAACTTACGTGTCTCAGCTTTTTCCTGTAAGTGGGTTGTGCTGAATTCACTTGCGTAAGATTCAAAAATACGACGACCAAAATCGTTTTCACGAGCAGTCTTAATATCTTCTTTCAATTGTCCTAGTTCACCCTTTAGATGTTTAGTAACAGCGGTGTTCATTCTTGATGCAGATTCAGTCACGAATCGTGTCTTCAATGCTTCAAGTTGTTTACGTCCTTCAGCGACTAACTTAACCTTCGATTCAACCACAGCTTGTTTGTCTTGAGCGAATTCTTTAATTTCGCGTGAAAGAGCACGAACAACGAATTGTTCTAACTTTTCTTGACTTTCTTTCTGGATCTTACGCTCAGTGCGTAGTTCTCTGATTTCTTCGGATAGTTTAGTAACCATGAAATTATTGAACTTGCTAGCATTTTCATGTAGCTTGCGTTTTGCAGTAACTCGGTCTTCGTTCATTGCTTGTCTTTCGAACTGGAATTCTTCAATTTCAGTTGTAAGACCTTCTGTAACCATATTATCTAGGGCTTCTACCATTACGTTTTTGTCATGTTCATAACGTTGTGCGAATTCTTCTCGTAACTCTGCACGTACTTGCTCTTTGGCTTCATTCAATTTAGATTCCCATGCCTCGTTGATAGCGACACTAGTTTCTTCGTTGATTAATCCACTTTCAAGTAATGGTTTGATAGCATCTAACATGCTTAATCCCCTTTGTTGATTTTGAGGTCCTTGATAAGGCGAAACATTTCGTCTTTCAGGTATCTCTGTACTTTTTTATCGCTTTGAGCGTCTTTTGCAATATCCAACAACTTATGACCATGCTTCATATTCATCATGCCTTCATAGATTGCTTTAGGATAAGCATTAGGTGCGCTCGGTTGCGCGACAATATCCACAGTGACTATTTCGAAATCACTGACATGGCCATTAGCATCGTTAACGTTTCCGCTACCTCTGCTAGATACGCCTAGTTTAACACCACTCTCCAACATCGTGGACACTAATTGTCCCATTGGAGTAGGTAGAATTTTTAATTTACCAAATCCATTTGCGCCGTCCATCCACATTTGAGTAATCATATGTGAAACACGGTCTAAATTGATTTTTAAATCGTCTGGGTGATCGACTTCACCTAGGACAGAATAACCACTTTGAACTTGTTCATTTAGAGCATTAACTGCGGTTTCAATTTCAAGAACAGGATACACACGCTCATTAGCGTTGCGTACCCCACCCTGAATGAAGATCCCCTTCATATAAAGGGACTTCTTGTTACCTTCACCTTCACTTAAGACCTCCATGCTCGCACGGTCAAAAGTTAAGTGCTCTTTAAGATACAAAGCCATTATCTTAGGTATCCTTACTTCTTAAGAATCTTCTTGACAGTCTTACGTGACTCGCCAACGATTGATTTCTTATTTTGTCCATCATCACCTGCTTTAGCTTTAGGAGCTGCTTCGCCTTTTTCAGAGAAGTTTCCTTTGCCTGGAGCATTTTTGTAATTACCTGGAATGTCTTTTACTGCTGGGTTCAATAGTCCACCTTGTGTACCACCCTTGCCACCATCGCCACCACCTAAGTGATTAGCTTTAGCGCCGTTTGACGGAATCTTTGGTCCATTGCCAGTTACGCTCTTAGTGTTAACACCGTTATCACCGTGAGTTACCGAAACTTTTTGCAATTGAACAGCTTCCATCATGCCTTGTTCTTCTTCGCCACCGAAGTCTTCTTCGCTGCCCATTTCTTCTTCGCCACCGAAGTCTTCTTCGTCACCGAAGTCTTCTTCTTCGCCGCCCATCATTTCTTCGAATTCAGCCATTAGTTCGTCTAGTTTGTCTTCTAGTTCAACTACGCGGTCTTCGATATCACCTTCAGGGGCTTCTTCACCGTCCATGTTGTCGTCCATGTCGATATCAGCAAATTCGTCATCTTCTTCAGTCATGCCATTTTCTTCAGCATCGATTTCGTCTAGCAATCCGCCAACTTCGTCGCCTTCCATGCCTTCTTCTAATTCGTCATCGGTGCCTTCTTCTAAGTCTTCATCGACACCTTCTTCTAATTCTTCGTCCATCATTGACTCATAGATTTCGCGGCTTTTTTCAACTACGATATCATGGAATAATGCTCTAGCTTGGTCTTCGTTCTCATTGATAATTAAATCGATAAGTTTTTCAAATTTTTTGTTGTCCATCGTTTTGTCTCCTATAAGATAAATGGCTTTGTAATAATTACTTAGTGTGTATCAAAGAAAAGAGCACATTAAGTGCTCATTTTTTGCGTTTTTAGTAGTATTATAATGTTGGCGCAGCGCCTTCGGCTGGAGCTGGCGTATATTGCTTGCGAATCTTCTTAAGATTCTGAACTCGTTCATAGTTTCGAACGTCATTCATTTTTCGTAACTTGCGAATTTGCTTAAGTGTTAGTTTAGATTTACGGGCTTGCTTCCACTTTGGTTTGCTGTTGTCTTCTTCAGCATCTTGGTACCCCTGAGTGGGCGCATCATACATCTCAAATAGTCTCATGCTATTATTTATCAATTATTATATAGTTGGGGCTGTTGCGCCAGCCATACTAGCCGGTGCTGCTACTGCGGGAGCCATCTCGCCCGGCATCTCTTCCGCGCCCTCTTCCGGAGTACTTTCAATAGTCTCAGTGTCTGTTTCCAAATCACGTGTCTGTTTCCAAATCACCAGAACTAATACCAATACTACGCAAATCACTACTAGATGCTTCGCTATCTTCTGGTTCTTCGCGTTCTTCAAACCACAAGCGCTGATTTTCTTCAATTTCTTCTTCAGTCAAGCCCAAGAAGCGGGTCATAGCAAAGCGCTTACTTATATAAGGAAATGCTTCCATTGCAGTGAATACAGTTACACGGGCTGAATCTAATTCACTTTGACGATATGCTGCAAAGTTTTGTGGTGCATTGAACTTAATATCAAACAATGATGAGTCAATGTTTAGGCCTCTCCAACGCATAAACAACTTAAATTCATCGTTCAATTTTTGACTAATGTACTTCTGTAGACGTTCGCAATATTGATTGAAGCGAAACTCTTGAATCATTGCTGTACCAACACGACCATCACTTAATGGGGTTGGACTATCTTCTGGTCCTTGCGGTAAGTAGCTACTCGGAACTCGTAAACCACGAGCCAGTCTGTTGTTGAAGTAACGCAAGTCATCAATCTGTCCTAAGTTGTCACCACCGGGTAGAGTAGTAACATCAGAGCCTCGTCCATCAGCAGTAACAGGGAAGAAATAATCTTCGTTGATACTTAATGGGTTATACGTAGCATCCATCGTGGCTTGTCCACCTTGGATAGATGGAATTCTACGTTGGTGAATTTCATTTTTAATACGGTCAACGAATGCCATAGCCATGTGACTTGGCATNTTNCCAACGTCAATCTTAAAAACTCGACGTTCGGGAGCACGTTGTATACGATATATTAGAATCGCATCTTCAAGCAATTCTTTTTGTTTGTATACTTTAAAAATATTTTCTAAGATAGACTGACCAAAGGGCCAGAAACGATCAAGACCTTCTGTCAAACTTAAGTGGACAACGTGCTTTGCGTCAATTGCTGACTCGTTCATGTTCAATGTGAATCTGCTGCCGCTGTTACCAGAACTACCGGCACTATTTGGGACACTGTATGCAGTTGCAGCATTATAGCCACCGCTGCCTTGCTGTGTCATGAAGTCGGTTGTTGTCTTTTCAGCAATACTTAGATTCTGTAAGTTGACGTTAATGTCTTTGACGACATATTGCTCTGGCTTCTTACCTTCACTTTCGTTAACAATGACTTTGACTAGCTTGGTCATATCAACCCAATATAGCTTGAAGTTTTCTGGATCACGAATGAAAATCTGATCACCATACTTGATGCTGTTACGGAAGATTTTGAATGTGCGTGTATCAAACTCGTTGAGTTTACACCATTGTTGTAACTGCTTTTTGATTAATTCAACTTCATGGGGAGTTGGATCTTCTGAGAATTCGATTTCGAATGGCGTACCATTCTGTTCATTTTTCTGTGTACTGAACTCAGCGATAATGTCCAAACATGCATTAATTTCAGCATCTACGTCCATCATTTCATACTGGTTATATCGTTCAATACGATTTGGGTGACCAGTATATACTTCTGGCAACCGACTCTGATAGTTTTTGTAACCAAAGTCATTGTTGTTATACCCACCAGCTGGCGTAGATTCGCTATTCCAAGCGCCGCGGTTGCTATTAGCCCCTGAAATAGGACTCACTGTACCCGTTACATTAGGTGCTTGGAAACGTTTTTTATATGCCATAGTGTATATATTTATCTGTTATGCTTTAGCGTATGTTAATAAGTTGTTTAAAGTGCTATTAGATGTATCTAGTTGTGCAATCATATCATCAAATTTTGCAACCATCATTTCCATCATTTTTGACATACTATCCGAGTCTCCGCCGGGTGCAGTCGATGCACTAGTTGTAGCTGAAGCACCAATACTCATATTACCTAATAGCTCTTTTTTATAATCTTCAATACTTGATTTTTGAACTTCTGCTAATGTTGCCTTTAATTTTTCTTCTGGCCATACGCTTTCATTTTTGCCATGTAGTTCAACTGGATATCCGCTGCCCGGACCCGAGAATGCGCCGCCATCTCTAGCTTTAGGCACTTCAAAGTGAACTGGATCTTTATCCGGATACGGCCGTACTAATCCTTGCTTGTTAAGTGCAGCTAATGCTTTAGGATCTTTATAATTTTGAATATCAACTGCAAGCCCATGTTCATGTTTACTTGTGCCTGGTTTAGCTACTAGCATACCAGTCGGGCCGACGCCCGGGCGCCCTGCGTCTACTGTTTCTTGATATAGTCTTACTTGATCTGCTGAATCTCGTTTAGCACTATTAATTTTTAGTTTATCTTTACCACCGCTAGCTTCATTAAATTCTGCGCCAGCAGCAACTACTTTATCTTGTATACTTTGATCTAATCCTTCAAAATTACTCTTAGACCCTGAGGCTCCAGTGAAAGCTAATACTTTATCAGCCGAGGCTGATGTTGCCATTTGTTCCGCAGTCGGTCCACCTACCCCGCCGCGCCCTCCTCCTGCAGTAGATGTGCCTGCCGAAGAAGCGGCGCCACCTGCTCCAGTTGCAGCCTTACCAGCTTCGCCGCCAGTCATATAACCTAATTTTAGTTTTTCTTTTTCTAACTTTTGAATTTTTTCGTCTTCAATGGCTAATCGTTGCTGCTTCTCTAGTAGCATTTTTTTCTTTTCTTCAGTTATACCTGAAGAGTCTAACTTTCCACCTCTACTAGCAGCAAATGCTTGTTGATTAAGTTCTTTTAATGCAAATTTTTCTTTAGCAATAGCAGCTTCGGCTTCTTTTCTTAATCCAATATCTTGTATTTTTCTGGCATCTGTTTGCATGTCAGTAATAAGTTTTTCTTTCGCTCTCATTTGAGTTTTTAAGTCATCGGCGTTCTGTGTACTATTTGCTGCTGCTGCTTCTGCAGCCGCAATTTCTTTCTTTGAGGTTTCTATTTCAGCAAC